TTAAACATAGAAGATGGGAGTGGCATAATAAATAAATTTTCAAGAGGAGCTATTCAATTATTAACTAACTCCATTACTGGATTTCAAAATGCTGTAACACTCACTACTTTTTATCTAAGAGAATTTTGGCTTGATCTAAAACAAAGAGGATCAAATGCTGTAGTCTTTGCTATAGGGTATTTTCAAAAGTTTGGAGCTGAAATAAAACTGTTTGCTAATAAGGCTTTATTACAACTCTCAGAAATTCCATTAATTGGTAGAGCAATTGACAAAGCAGCAGTTAGAAAAAATATTGATGAGGCAGTAAAAGAATTAACTAGAGCAGAAGAGCTACTAGAAAGAGTAAGAACAGAAGGAGAAAAAAGAAGGGAAAAAAAAGCAACTAGATTTGAACGCTTTTTAGTAGAACAAAAAAAAGCAGCAAAAGACTTAGCTACTAAAGCTCTTGTGAGTGATGATCCTGAAGCTACATTAACTGATCCTGAAACTGGAGAAACACCAGATGAAAAAAAAGCTAGACTTTTAAAAGAAGCCTTTCTTAAAAAATTAGCAGCTAAAGAAGCAGATGAGTTAGCTATTACTAATGAACAAAAAAATGAGCTAGCAAGAGAAAGGCATCTGTCTGAGCTAGAACAGCTAACCTTAGATATTACAGAAAAAGCTGAGTTAATAGCTAGAATCAATGGAATATATGACGAAAAAGCTCGACTTATAAAAGAAGAAAATGAGAAGCTAGATGCTGAAGCTACTGAAAAACTAAGAAAGAAAAAAGTAAGTGATCAAGTTGCTGCTTCCGATGCAATTATTAAGCTAATGGGTGCTGAAACAGCGGCAGGAAAAGCAGCATTTATCATAAGACAAGGTCTGCTTTTAAAAGAGTTAGCTATTGAAGGTCAAGCTGCTTTAACTAAAATAGCTTTAAAAAATGCTGAGGCAGGAGTTGATGTAAGTAGTGGATTTTTAAAAACATTAAAAGCAGGATTTCCCCAAAATGTTCCTTTACTTATTTTATATGCAGCTCAGGCAGCAATGTTAGTTTCTAGCATGGTTAAAGCAACACAAAAAGCAAAATCTGCAATTCCATCTGGAGGCGGTGGTGGTGGTGGTTCACTCTCAGCTCCAACAGCTCCAACAGCCTCCGAGCCTCCTGCATTTAATATAGTAGGTGCTTCAGCTAGTAATCAATTAGGCAGCATACTATCCGCACAATCTCAAACACCTATAAAGACTTATGTTGTGGCAGGTGATGTTAGTACTGGTCAGGCTTTAGAAAGAAATATCATAGAGGGAGCAAGTATAGGGTAACACTTTTGATGTTTTGTTGTACATATAATATGGACATCATAGAATTATTTTTAGACGAAGAAAACGAACACGCTGGAATAGAAGCTGTCTCATTAGTTTCTGCTGGCGCAATAGAGTCAGATTTTATAGCTCTTAAAAATCAAGAATTTAAGATGGCTGTAGTAGATAAGGAGCAGCGTATTTTAATGGGTGCTGCACTTATACCAAACAAACCTATTTATAGAAAAAACGAAAAGACTGATGGCTATTATGTATTCTTTTCAAAAGCTACTGTTAAAAAAGCTTCTGAAATGTTTTTCATTAAAGGCAACCAATCCAAAGCAACCCTAGAACATCAAATGTCAGTAGAGAATTTAACAGTTGTTGAATCTTGGCTAGTAGATGATCCAAAAATGGATAAGTCGGTGAAATATGGTTTAGATGTGCCTGAAGGAACATGGATGATTTCTATGAAGGTTAATAATGACAAGGTCTGGAATGAAGTGAAAGAGGGTACTTATAAAGGTTTTTCTATAGAAGGATTTTTCTCAGATCAAGCGAATAAATCTAAAGAAGAAGGTTTAAGTGAAGATGTTATTTCAGAAGATTTAATTGCTAAGATCAAAGACATTATCTGCAAAGGCTGTGAAAACCAAACAAAATGAGAGTAAAGAAGTTTAAAAATTTAGCTCACAACTCTCCAACTGGAGGCAGAAGAGGTTGTTTATGTAAAGACAACACCTACAGCTCAAAATGTTGTCAGGGGGAATTACATCAGCAAGGCATAGGAAAAACTCAAGCTAGTTAAAATAAGCAAAAACACTTTTGCTGTTTTATTGTACATATAATAGAGAAATAAAAACATTTAAATGAAAGCATCAGAAATAGTAGAATCAATTAAAGAAGTTTTAGGAATGGAGCTTGCAGAAATTAAAGTAGAGCTAGAAGAAAGAGAGCTTCAAAATGGAACTAAAATAACAGCAGAGAAATTCGAAGAGGGTGCTTCTGTTTTTATATTAACTGAAAGTGGAGATGAAGAAGAAAAAATTTCTCTTCCTGTAGGAAATTATGAAATGAATGATGGAACTGTTTTAGTAGTTTCTGAGGAAGGAAAGATAGGAGAAATTAGAGAAGCCTCTGACGAAGTTCCTGCAACTGAAGAAGATTTAGAAGAAGACTTAGCAGTTGTTGAAGACTGGGAAGGAATGGAGAAAAGAATACAGAATTTAGAAGATGCTGTAGCTTCTTTAAAAGCTGACAAAGAAGAGATGAAAGAAGTAGTAGTAGAAGAAAAAGTAGAAGCTTCTAAAGTAGAATTAAATTCTATTGAAGTTGCTGCTGATCCTATTTCTCACAATCCTGAAAAAACAGTAAAAAAAGAAAGAGTAAAATTTGGTAATAATAGACCAATGAGTACAAAAGATAAAGTATTACAAATAATAAATAATAATTAAATTTTAAAAAATGAGCAATCAAAAAGTAGAACTAGCTACTACAGTTAATTTAACTACAAGCTATGCAGGACAGTGGGCATCTAAGTATGTCCGAGCCAGTTTATTGACTGGAAATACTCTAGATAATGGAGGATTAACAGTTTTACCACAAATAGACTATAAGTATGTTATTCAAAAAGGAGCATTTGACTCTAACTTCATTAAAAACGCTACTTGTGATTTCACAGATACTGGTACAGTAACTCTTACAGAACAAGTTATTACTTTAGAAGAGTATCAAATTAATGCAGAATTTTGTAAGTCTGAATTTTCTATGACATGGCAAGCTGCTGAGATGGGTTATTCTCCGTTAAATTATGATTTACCTGCTTCATTTTCTGATTTCGTTATTGCTGCTTTTGCTGAAAAAATAGCTGACAAATATGAGCAAGTGATCTGGGGTGGTGTTAATGGAAATGCAGGAGAGTTTGATGGATTCTGTCCGTTACTACTTGCAGATGGTGGTGTTGATGTGGCTGCTACACCTGTGACTGCTGCTAATGTCATTGCAGAATTACAAAAAGTTACTGCGGCAATTCCTGCGGCAATTTATGATAAAGAAGACCTTCATATCTATGTAGGTTCAGCAATATACAGATTCTATGTGCAAGCATTAGGAGTTGTAGGTGCAGGATCAGGTATAGAAAATAAAGGAACACTATGGTTTAATGGAGTTCCATTAACAGTAGATGGTGTAAAGATATTTTATTCACCGGGAATGCCAGCAAATTCTATGGTAGCTGCTGAAGTTTCTAATTTATTTTTTGGATGTGGTTTAAAATCTGACTTCAATGAAATTAGATTAATTGACATGGCTGACATTGATGGATCACAAAATGTGAGATTTATCCAAAGATGGAAAGCTGGAATCCAGTACGGAATCAGACAAGATATTATTTTATATCAGTAGAATTAATAAAGTTTAACCTTTAAAAAATAAAAAATTATGGCTTGTAATTTAAGCGCAGGTAGAGCAGTACCATGTAAAGATGTGGTAGGCGGAATACAAAAGGTTTTCTTTGTTGACTTTGGTGGACTAGGAAGTGTAACATTAACAGCAGATGAGATCACAGATGCGGATGGTACATTCTCAGCATATGAGTACGATGTTAAAGGAGGTTCTAGTTTAGAGCAGACAATTAATTCATCTAGAGAAACAGGAACTACGTTTTTCGAGCAAGTTCTTACTCTAAATCTTACCAAATTAAGTAAAGAAGACAATGTACAAATAAAGCTATTGGCTTACGGAAGACCTCAAGTTGCAGTTGTTGATAACAACAATAACGCTTTTCTAATGGGGTTAGTTCATGGCGCAGATGCGGCAGGAGGAACAATTTCAACTGGAACTGCAATGGGTGATCTAAGTGGATATACTTTAACGATGACAGCGCAAGAAGCACTTCCTGCGAATTTCATTGACGGAGCAACACTTGCAAATCCTTTTATTGGACTAGCTAGTGCAACAGA